TAAAGTTTGGTCAACGAATGACTGCTCGTAATTCTTGTCATTACTACCACCGGTTATGACCTGAACAAGGTCAGCAATCTTAACGTCAATCGGTTGCTCGTCTCTTAGCTGAACGTCGACAGGTTGTGCGGTTGATACCTCTACGTTTATCGGGTTGTCGGCAAGGGTAACTTGGATAGGCTGGCTATTAGAAACATCAACGTTTATGGGTTGTGATCCTTCGACGGTTACGAATATATCAGCCATCACTTAGCCCATTCTATGATTAGAGTACCCTTCATAATAGTCTTGACCTTCGCACTCGTGTCTATCCATTTAACACGGTAAAAGTATGTGCCGAGTGGCTGGTTGGTGTCGGTGTTTGATAGGCTCAGGCTTGCTTCACCATTTGGTCCGTCCGTAATAGTTACTGACGCATTAGGCATAATGTCGCTGGCTTCGGCTGTTAGCTGTGATTTGCCAACTGTAAGCTCGAACGTATAGCCTGTGATGTCTAGCGGTGTCGTACCGTCTAGTGTGAAGGTGAATGTATATGCCTCATCGTCGCCCTGGACTGCGTATAGTGGCACTTCTTTAATATGACTCATTATACTGTCTCTTTCGTAAAGTTATTAGTAGCGAAGTCGCCAGTGTCTGGTTTCTCCTCGGCTACCTTTTCAACCTCGGCACTAGCGTCTTGTACGAAGTCGAGCTGGCTGATTAGTGTTTCGTTGCTGACAAGTCCCTCAAGGTTGTTTATCATCTGTGAAGTTTCAAAGTTATTCTTAGGTAGTGAGCGAGTGAATATGGCATCAACTGTCTTGATATCTATATTCCCACCAGTAAGCTTTGACTGTACACTCAGCACAGTAACGTATAGTGCAAAGCGGTTGAGTAGTGAACGCTCGAATAGGCGTTCTTTTGTTTTAATGTTCTGCTCAAAGGCAAGTAGCTTGTAAAGGATAGACACACCGCTTGAAGCAGCACCGAATGTTTCGTCCGTGAGGTCTGGTGTCATAGAGAACTTGTGAATATCAGCTGCGAGTGTCTGGCGAAGTACGTCAGCACCTTGTTCGTCAATCTGCTTAACGATGAACTCAGCTTTAGAGCCTTCTGGCAGTCCAACAACACGATTATCTTTAATGGCCTTCTGATCTTCCGCCGAGACCTTTGAGCCGTAGAATGCAAGAATAGCATCGACTAACTTCTCCCGGTCGATTACTCGGTCGCTCTGTAGAATGTTGTATGCGTCAATAAGGCTAATTACAGGTTCGTAGTCGCCCTTGAGCCGTCGGTTATTCATGTAGTGAACGACTGGCACTACCTTGAAGAAGTGAGGCACTGCTGCCTGTTCTGGGTCGTCTGTCAGTTCATCTTTAGTGAGTGTGTGATAGCTAATAGTTGTGTCAGTCCAAATAGTAAGGTCATACTTGTTTGGTACATCACTACCCTTGTCATCGACTACCTGTGAGTAATAGAGGGCGAACATCTTATCGTGTTTGAAAGTATTATCGTACACAACAATAGTGTTATAGACTGAAAGCTTTGCACTCATAGCCGTAGATGTCTCATCAGTAAATACATTCTCAAAGGCTTGACCAAACATTGAGCAGTCTTCTTCCAGCTCTGTATCGAGTTCTGCGATGGTCTGACCATTATAGTTCTCGGTGATAGGGTCGAGTGCTTTGGTCTTGCTCTCTGATTTGTAGTCTACGGGGTTTCCAAGTAGATAGCCTGTGTTGATTGAAGTGATGTATTGAGCAAAGTTATGTGTTGTGAGCAGTTCGTTCGGTGATGTTCTGCCCATGTCTGGATTATCATCGACATAAGATTCTAGTCGGTAAAATACACTAACGTCACTTTGGTGTAAATCTATAAGAGCCTTTAGGTTAGTACCGTTTGGCTCTGTTCCTTTTGGTAGTGTATATATTGTACGTTTATTCATATTTACCTTATAAGTTTATGGTTATATTTTATCATAGTATTTGTAATTATTATATGTTTATGATTTGTATTCGTTTATCCTTCTTGTGGAATGTATGAACGACAGCATATCTCAAGCTGTCCAGTGCGTCATCGTTCTCTTTAACCGGTTCATCTGTAGTGACTCCATCTCGGTTCTTTTTCCACTCATAGTTTTCAAACTCAAAGGCAAGATCTGCACAGGTAGGTTCAAAAGTCAATTCCATGTTGTGGAGCATTCCCTCAATCTTTGTAATACCACTGATCACTGAGTCTTTGCCCTTGATAACTGATTTCAAACTTAGGTTAAGGCTTTTATTTAGCGAATTGATGGCAATCGGGTCTTCGGAGTCTGCTACCTGTAGATCATAGTCAAGTTCTGTATCACCAATCAGCTCGCCTAATTGTTTTGATCTCGCCTCATCGTCAAGCTTTGGTTTGTAGAGTGAACGTACGATATGCATATGATCATCTTTACTAACCGCAAATATATGTGCTGCAAAAGGGTGATTATATCCAAAGTCGATAGATAGTCCGTACCGTACTGGCTCAAACGGTATTGGGATCATATGCTTAGTACGATCGAATGACTCATATACAAGCCCTTCCATCTTCTTGTACTCAGCTAGTATCTCTTGTGCAAAACGCTGGGGGGTCATACGCTTCTTCATCTTCTCTATCTCTAAGGGGTCAAGCATAGGATTATCATAGCTAGTGAAGTGAAAAGTCTCCCAATCATCGTCTCCTACTGCCGCAGTTTCAATGCGGTACATTGCCCTGTAGCCTTTTGGAGTACCCATAAATATGGCACAGCCTTTAGTATCGAGTAGCGTAGGGAATAAGATCTCCTCCCATTCACGCTCAACCGCTCTCATCGAATCAAGTTCGTCGAGTACAACAAGGCTGAACTTTTTACCACGGGCTGTCTCAATGTTTTCCCAACCATATAATCGTATAGTATTCTCATAGCCTAAGTGAGACCTGAGTGTTACCTCTAGCCGAGTTTCGTTCTTAGATACGAAGTTAGTAGTGCCCTCGACTGCCTTAATAAGATCAGACCATGCAATATCTCTTGCTTGGTCTTTAGTAGTAGCGAAGTAAGCAACTGGTTCTTCCTTGAATAAACAAAAAGCCACCATCTCTGAGATTGCGTCAGTTGTTTTACCAAACCTACGACCACACCTAAGCAGTCTGTACCGGGCTTTACTTTTTGCTATTTTTTGCTGTGCTTTGTGTAGTACTAGCATCTGAAAACTTCCCTAGCAGTGATGAGTCGATTGATATAGGTGTTAAGTCTTTACCGTCTGCACCTGTTAGCTCAGTACGAAGTGAGAACTCTGACTTGAGCTTACGTTCGAGGAATGACAGTGCTAGTTTAGGGTCACGTTTAATCCCCTTCGCTACTGACTCTCTTGCAAGGTATATTTGATTTTCCTTAAGTAATAGCTTCCGCTCTGTAAAAATAGGGTTAGCCTCTTGATATTGGTATAGCGCCGCTGGTGAGATATCAGCAATAAAACACGCTTCATTGTCTGTACAGCCTAGTAGGAATGCGCTCTCTAACTTCTCAATAACTTCTGGTGTCATTACCGTAGGGCGACCTAGCTTCTTTCGTGGTCTTCCGCCTTTATTTTCTGAGTTATTTACAACCATTACTCTTCCTCTTCAATAATTAAGTTTAGTATTGTGTCACCGTCTAGGTATCCAAGCGTTAAAACTTGTGGATCGTCTGTTTGGATAACGACTCTATAGCTGACATCTAGGCTCGCTGTCTTCTTAGACTTTACTTCAATAACTTCTGCTCTAAACTTCAGTTGGTTCATCTTCTTCTACTGGTTTTTGAACTTTTTTAGGTTTTTGACCGATAACTAGGTGCTTTTGGCCGTATAGGGTGAGTTCAGCTTTGTTATTCTTGTCAAGTTCAACAGTGTACACATCACCGTATATCTTAACTTCTACTTCTTGCCCTGCACTTGATTTTACTAAGATTGGTTTATTCATATTTACCTCTTATATTATTATAAGCATTATTATACACGCTATTATAAATTAAACGTAGTTAACAGATACAGCTTTAGTTTTTATAATAGTTTTTGTGTGCAATGATAACTGTAATTATAATTGCTATTGCTGTGATTGCGTATGCGAATATCTCCTCTAGCATTACGTTGTAGCCGTCTGGAGTGTTTGCGACTACTT